GTTTGTGAGCACGATTATAACCGAAACGGACACCTTCTTCAAGTGCCATTTCTAATACTTTACGAAAGTTAGGTTTCATTCAAGCACCTCCCAGTGTGCGTCAGATTTGTCACCGAAACGATTGGTTCCAGTTCTTGTGCTTACCCAGAAAAAGTATTTACGATTTTCTGATGCCAAGAACAACTCATCACCATTATCCTGCTCTACAATACAGACAGGGTTATTGTCCATAATGTTAGCAAGACGGTTCTTCGCTTTGCTGCTTTTGGGTTTTACTGTTACTTTTCTCATTTTGGATCTCCAGTTTCAGTTTGCGAATGCCAGTCACAAAATAAGCATAGTCACGTGTCTCAGTGACATTTTTGGTTTCACCACAGACATCACATTTACCCTCCCATACAGAGGAACAACCTACAGAATAGACACCATACTTATCACCACAATCAGAACATGTTTGATAAGCATCTTTGAGTTTCTTGATAAGTTTTTTGTTGGACATGAATCATCTTTGAATATACTGTATTATAGCACCTCATTCTGCTTTTTGGAGAGTTCCTGTGCCAGTTTCTCAGCTGTCCTCATATACTTTCTCATCATCCACCACTTACCTATTGGTGATGAAAAAATAACTGGATGAAAGCGAATCATCCAGTATAATCGTTCTGTCTTTGATTTAAGTAATTTAGTCAGTAAAACAATATAATCCCCAACATTTTGATCTATAATCATCATAGTTACTATGATGGCAAATATAGTAAACAATGAATAATAGTAGATCATGGAGTTTTTCTTAAAAAGTTTAGATAATCTAGGAGTTGTTGTTTAATTATTTCCAATTCAGTTTCACATCCTTCACCTTTTGCTTTACATCTAATCTCATGATGCACAGTATGCAAATCTTGCATCATGAGATCTATTGCTCTACTTTTTTGGTGGTTCATCTTTTTAGTTTAGATGACTATAATTTATCTATCAAATTTGAATCCAACGATTGTTTTCAAGTGTCCATTTTGTAACATCAGCAATTCTTTCTCTGACTGATTTAGCAGGTTCCCATCCAAGTTCTTTCATCTTAGAACCATCAAGAGCATATCTAAGATCATGACCAGGACGTGAAGAATGGAAGTCAACAAGTTCATAAAGAAGAGGTTTATCTTGTGCCCATGCAATAATCTCTGCAAGTTCCAGATTATTCAATTCCTCAGAACCTACAATATTAAACTTAGGACACTTTGCACCACCATAGGTAGTTTCAATAAACTTCTTGCTTGCAAGGAAAAGAACAGCATCTGCCACATCTTCAGCATGAATATAATGCCTTGATCCAGGAACAGTTTTAGTTGGATCACTATGAATGGTAATAGTTTCACCATCCCTTGCTTTCCTAATACACATAGGAATAAACTTCTCTGGGTGCTGACGTTCACCAAATACATTCATTGTGTGCGTGATGTAGATGGGAAGACCATAGGTATTCTCATATGCTACAGCAAGTTCTTCGCCACCTGCTTTAGTTGCACTGTAAGGATTGGTTGAATTATATCTATCATTTTCTTTGTATTTGATACCTTCAGGTGCAGGACCAAATACTTCATCAGTGCTGAAATAAATGAATCTTTTGAGGTTATCTTGCTTGCGTGCAAACTCAAGAATGTTGCATGTGCCAACAACATTATCCAACACAAACTCCATTGGATAATCAATGCTCCTGTCCACATGTGAACCAGCAGCAAGGTGAAAGATAAAATCTACTTTACCAATTTGAAATTGGACAAGAGGATTAAGTTCCGCTTTCAAGTCATGAAATACTACCTTGACTCTTTTACGCTCATCAGCAGAGCATTGCGTCATCAAAATATCATCAAGACGATTGAGATTGCCACTATAATCAAGTCGATCAAGCGTTACAACTTCCCAATCAGTTTCTTTCAGAACTTTACTAACAAGGTGGTGTGCAATAAATCCAGCACCACCAGTAATCAGAACTTTTGTCATAAATCAATCAAGGTAATCATCACTATTATCCACCATATTCCACTCTAAGTCAAGCTTTTCAAGATACTCAATCAATTCACAATCATTGTCTGGAAGGATTTCATCATCATCCACACTAAATGATGCTTCACATACTGCTGGCCCATATTCTGCAGGGTCATAATATGTTTGAGAATATGTTTGAACTGCATCTTCTACCATGGCAGTTACATAGATGGTTCCATCATCTTGATAAATTGATTCAATACTAAGGATGCTCATTGTTCTTTCTGTTTCAGTGTTTGAAGGTATTCTTTTGAAGCAATACGTGCTTTAAATCCTGGATAAAATTGCTTAACAATTTCACCAATTCCCATAGCTGCTATTGCACTATCACATACTAACCAAACTTCTTTGGTGTCACATTTTACAACATGGTCAAAAGGAAATTTTTTCATGTTACAGATTATGTATACAAAACAGGCTCACCAGGAATCGAACCTGGAACAATTGCTTAGAAGGCAATGGTTATATCCGTTTAACTATGAGCCCAAGTAGAGAGTGGTTGGACTCTAACCAACTACTGAGTGCATTGTTTGCTTCCCTTTACCTTTGGGTTCACTCTCTGTGGGGCAACCTTCCACCCCTACATATTACCTGGAAAAATCATCAAAGTCAACATCAGGATGCAGAAACTCTAAGTAATCTTCGTAATCAACACCAAGATATTCTGCAAACTCTTTGAGTTCCTGATGATGCTCTGTGAGAATTTCTTCTATGTTTTGAATCATAGTAACCTCCTCAATACCCATATCTTGTGATCATCTGATCCATTCTATCTTCTCTATACTCCTCTTCATAATCTTCTGTCTTATTTTCTTCTAACTCTTCGTAGATTGTATCTGCGTCTTTTTCTAAGAAAATAATGCTCATACGAAATTAAAAAGCAGGGTATGTTTGTATATAGGCAGGAAGAGGATTATTCCTCAACCTGCTGTTGGAACTCAGCATCAATCTTGTCATACAACTCCACAAAAGTGGATTTGGTTTCATCATCAAAGCGATTCAAACACACTTTAAGTGCTTTATCTTTTTTACCAAAGATAGAATATGCTTTCAAAATGTGAACAAGACGACGAGTTGAGATCACTTCATCAATTCCACCATCAGCAAAGGTTTTGCGAATAATGTCAGACCAGTTGCACAGATGCTTAATAAAGTCAGTGTGCTCACCAATCATAGGAATGTTAAGTGATTCTGCTACCTTTGTCAAGATTTTAGTTTCTACAGATACAGTAGGATATTCTTGCTCAAAAGTCACAGGAAATCTTTCTAGAAAGGCTTCATTGAGCACATTAGTTCCAATAAACCTACCATCGTCTGAACCTTTGCCTTTAGTATTGGCTGTTGCGATGACATTAAATCCTTTGGTTGGAGTAATAAACTTTCCAATTTTTTTAAGGAAAATTCCTTTCCCCTCAAGGACGGATTGGAGACAGAGAATTTTATTACTTGCGAGGTCGATCTCATCAAGGAGCAATACAGCACCTCTTTGGAGAGCTTCAATGACTGGTCCATTGTGCCAAACGGTTTCGCCATTGACAAGCCTAAAACCACCAATAAGATCATCTTCGTCAGTTTCTACTGTGATATTTACACGAATTAACTCACGACCCAGTTGAGCACATGCCTGCTCAACCCCAAAAGTTTTACCATTACCACTGAGACCAGTGATAAAAACAGGGTAAAAAAGACCAGAAGATACAACTTTTTTAATATCTGTAAAGTTACCAAAGCTGACAAAGGTAGCATCTTTTTTAGGGATCAGATTTTGCTTGACAAAAGAGGAGGAGTTATAAGTATCTGTTCCTTCTGCAGAAGGGGAGTTATAGCTCTCCTCAAGATCCTTCACGGTTTCCTCCAGATTCCACTTACCACGACCAACTTTGTATGTTTGAAGATACTTGGTTGCAGTGGCATAAGTTGTATTCATTTGGTTTGCCACAGATTTAACTGCATCAGCAGTAATTTCTGTGCCAAACTGTTCTTTCAATAGGGTAACAAGTTGTTCTTGCATGGACTTGGGTTGATTACTTTGTAATAGTAGCATGGATTTAGGGATTTGAGGAGGTTTAGTGGACACCCCCTCAACTGTCACATCAGGCAATGAGATCAACAAATGAGGACAAAAGTTTCTTATTTGTTTTCTTCTTACCAAGCATCTTCACGAATGCAGATTTGATTTTAGATGCAGATGCACCTTCTTCAACCTCAAAGTTCTCATCCTGTGACAAAATGTTGGAAGGAAGAACATTGAACTGATCAAATCCAGTTCCACTAAATGTAATGAACTGATTCTTCTTGTAGATTGCCTTAACCTCATCATAAGAACCATCTTCCCTACCATACCATGACCAACAGGTTTTGAAGTCCCTACCAGGAACGATCCTGAAGTTGATGAAGTTAACTGTAGGAAACTTATCCTTTAGAGAAGACAACAGAACCTTGGCATATTTGGGGAAACTACCACAATCAAAGGAAGGATAAATCCTACCTGATTTCTTATCACGCAGTGTCATATCAAAAGGTTTAGTCATGCCAAAGTAATCTTCACCAAACTTATTTGTCTTGGTTTTGACCATGACATTCACATAACCTTCACCATCAGTCAGGAAAACAACATTCACTTTCTGAACTTTGTTGACCTTTTGGAACTGGGGAATGAGTGCATGTAGAGCAATCATAGTATCACCCAGAGGAGAACCTGACAGTTCAAGATGATGGGGATGTGCAAATCCAGTGCGTTGGAATGACCAGCAACATGCCCAAATGTTCTTCATTTGTTCTTCCATTTCACGAGCATTTACTTTGCTGGTGAACAGATTGAGCAACCTAAAAGAATTCTCTGGCGCCAAAACATTCTCTTTCTTCTCAATCACTTGAGGATGATTAGGCTGAATCTCAACATAAGAGTTGCAATCCACAGTGAAAGCATACACTTCAAAGGGAATGTTGACCTTTCTACAGAACCAAATCAGGTTGAACAGTTGCTTACAAGTATCCAACATCCAGTTTGCCATAGAACCAGACCAATCAAGAATGAACACAAGTCCATGATTCTTACCATCAGGAATCACAGATACTTTCTTGAACAAATCTTCATTATATTTGTAAGTGTGGAGTTGTGAGGTATCAAGAACACCAGTGCGTGCAGTAGAAGAACGTGCATACTGATCTGCAGATTTCTTACACTCAAACTCTTTGACAAGGTAAGAAACTTCTTTCTCTGCAGATTTCTTGTAGGTCATGTATTCTTGAATGACATTCAGATACTCTTCACGAACCCATGTAGATGCATCTGATTGATAATACTTAGATGCTTTCTCATGAATATACTTATTGGGAATAATGATATTCTCAAGATACACTTTAGGAAGTTCCACATAGTTAGTTTCACGTGCATACTTATCATTCAGTTCCTGCGACTTTTCATCAAAGGATTGTGAGGTCTTGGATTCAAGTTCATTCACCTCGCCATGCTCTCTGCTAGGTTCATTAGAATTACAACCTTCAGAGGTCTGCTGGTCCATAGTAATTTCATCACCTTGTGAGTTCTCCTGAGAGGTAGATTCTTCTTCTGAATCCTGCTCAAGATCCATTTGATTTTGTTCAGAATTCTGAGGAAGTTCTACTTCTTCTCCACTTTCCCCTTGATTTTGAACAATTTCAGGCATTTCATTGAGTTGCTTGCGCTTGTATTTGACAAACTTTACAATTTCACGAGCAATATCAAGAACTTCTTTAAAAGTTTCCAGTTTGCTGATTCGCGTCAGAAACTCATTCTCTTCATCAGAGAAGGCAATGTTATGGAATGCACCAATCTTAAAGTACATATTGATACGATCAATGAATGAAAGTTCATCCAGATTTGTATCTTTGGTGGAAAAGAAATCCTCACCATTCAGTTCATTGTAACCACTATAAAAAGTCTTAGAAAGACCAGGATATTTCTTCTTCATTAGACGCTCTACACGAACATCTTCAATCACATTAACGAAATCTTTGGGAACTTCAGGATAATCTACAGTCCAATCAATATTGTCAGTAAACAGTGCATGACCAACCTCATGACCTACAAGGAGATCATAAACAGTTGCAGATGCTTTGTTCCACATAGGCAACGTAAGAACCCTACGATCTACATCAAAACATGCTGTAGGAACTTTCTTGTGCTCTATGATAAGATTCTCAGTTGCCAGACATTTGGCAAGAGAACCTTTAACTTCAAGATTAACTGACATGTGTGCTTTCTTTACTGTCCTTACAGGATAGCATAAAAAAAAGGGGGCAGTGCCCCCTAGTGTTCCACTTTGAAAACCGTCCTCACCACCTGAACGAGTCTTTACATCTCAAAGATACAAAGATGTGAAAGACTTTTATAGTATAAGGCACATTTCAATGCTTGTCAATAGTTGACAGTATCATAAATTCTGAGTAAGATCACTCTGTTGGGTTTGAAGATAAATATAATTTATCTTCATCCTCTATAATTCTTTCAATAATTTCTGAAGGACATTCAGTTATATCATCCATATGTCCAACTAATTTATATTGATAAAGTTCATTTCTAAAAAGGTGAGCAGTATCAACTGATGATGGAAATGTTTTTTTATTAAAACCACACACCCATAGATATTCTTTTTTTAATTTAATTTTCCTAATATTTCCGCTAACATCAAATCCAGCAGGTTTTTTGTAATATAAATGCATTCCATAAGAATTGTTCGTATTTTCTCTTCTGAATTTAGAATGATTTACAATATTGGGACATATATTTAACAACTCGTTAAATTCCCACTTGTTGTCTATATCTAAAACCATAAGATCACTTCCTGTAATGATTACTCCATATCCTGTAGAAAAAATTTTTGACTTTATAGAATCAAAATGTTCATAGTTTTTTTGATATATTGATTTTTTATTAAAATCTATGTTACGATAAAAATTCTCTACTTCAGTAAATAAACTATTTTTTAGTTCATTTTTTGAATAAGAGGAGGGAATTAAAAACTTGGAATCAAAACAAATACTTCCCACAAAATGGTTTTTTAAACTATTGTTTCCAAACAAAAAATAATTATATTCCTCTGAGATTTTATTCAATGAATTCATAACTTTTTCTTTATAAAAATTCATTTTATGGTGGAATGTTACACTCACCTCGAAATACAATTACACCCCCCGCACTAACGCTAGCAAGCGTGCTATCTCCCATGGTGCCGTTATCTACGAGATCGCATGTAAATTGTATAGATGATGATCCAAAGGTAGATGTATAAGTATACAGGGTGGTGCCAGGAGATGTTGTAGACCAAGTTTGAGTTAACACCCCTCCTACATAGTATTTTAATGTGGAAGATCCTCCTCCTTCCAAGGCAGAAGGTACAATTAAAGATATGCCATATGTTACTGGACTTGCAGAAGATCCTGGTGTTTTTATAGGTCCTGAATAGTTCAGAATACCAGTAAACTGAAACTGTTCTCCCAAATAATATTGAGTCCACACAAATGCAACGCTTTTGCCATAAAAATCATTAAGACTTATAGTACCACTTGAAGGAACACCAGTAGCAGCTCCATAATATTCATCTATACCTATTGGATTGGTTCCTCCAAATTCAGTTTGAACATCTAAAAGACTAATTGGACCAGATGATTGAAGAGTCATCTAAATTAAATCAGTTCCAAGGAAAATTTGGAGGATGTACTAGAGATCTATTATACTGAATTTGACCTTCTAGTTTTTCATCAAGTTTTTCTAGATTAATATTTTCATTCAACCAATTAATCACATCTTCTTCTTTTAATTGTTCATAAGGAATAAATCCTTCATAATTAGTTGGAATTTCTAATACAAGAGAAGAACATAAGGAAGTTGAAATATTATTTGTAAGATCTACTGCACATCTATTCCAGGTAATGTTATAAATTACATTTTCTAAATTGTCAGTATTTTTTTTGAGTAAATTTTCAATTTTCCAACAGTACTTAATATTATCCATAATTAACTAATTTTTGTTCAAGTTTATTTATACTATTCTTAAGATCTTTTATTGCCTCAATTAACAATCCAATCATATTGCCATAAGCTATAGTCATATTGCCACTATCATCTTTATTCACAACTTCAGGTAGTACTTTTTCAACTTCTTGAGCAATTACACCAGCATGTCTTTTGCTGCAATCTCCAATATCACTTCTTCTAAATGTTACCCCACGAATTTGAAGAACTTTTTCTAAAGCATTTTCAATAATTTTAATATCTTCCTTTAGACTTACATCAGAGTATGCAGTAACATTTCCTGGAGCAGTAAGATCACCAGTTGATGCATTGAATGTAAATGCAGTTGCTGTTGTTCTCACACTTGCAGTTTGGTTAGACCCAGCACCACCAACAAAAACAGGATAAAATGTGCTATTTGTAGTGGTATTAGTGGCATTAATAGTCGTAGATGGTCCTGTAGCACCTTGAGCACCTTGTGCTCCTGTTGCACCTTGTGCTCCTGTTGCACCTTGTGCTCCTGTTGCACCTGTAGAT